TATCTGAAATATGCTGATACATTGACAGTGGTACGTATTTTAGATGGCGCCTTTGCATCAGCAACGGCATCAATAGCAGCTCAAGGTACTGGATCCTTATCTGATGGTACCGGTGATGGTTGTTTTAAACTACATACATTATCACATGGTATAGACCAATCTAGTAACGGTGGTGAAGTAGGTACCAATGAGTTATTATCTAATGGTACTGTAAATAATTTACGATACGAAGTGAGTAACGTTAGTAAGACAAAGGGTAACTTTACTGTATTAATACGCCGCGGTGATGATACTAGTAAAAGAAAAATAATCCTAGAACAATATAGTGGTGTTAATTTAGACCCAAATTCAAATAATTTTATTGGAAAGAGAATTGGTGATAGTGTACAAACAGCAGCTGGTTTAGGAACAGGTGACCCGTATATACAATTTTCTGGTTCATATCCAAACCGATCGAGTTTAGTACGTGTAGAAGTATTGAAAAATACATTAAATTATCTGGATGCGAATGGTAGTATACGAGCTGATGCTTTATCTGGTTCATTGCCGCAAGCAATGTCATCGTCATTTGGAGGTGGATCTGATGGAACTGTGAAACATCCTCGTGCAATGAATGAGAATATCGAATCTACAAATTCTCAAGGTATTACATTTTCAACCGGTCAATCAGAATACGTTGATGCGATCCGATTATTGAAAAACCAAGATGAATATGATATTAATTTATTATCACTGCCTGGTGTATGTGATAATCTAACAGATCATGCTCCCGTTATTACTGAAGCAATTAATATGGTAGAGAGTAGAGGAGATTGTTTCTTAGTATTAGATCCTGTAGAACATGGAAAAACTAATTTAGCTGATGTAACTGCTAAAGCAGAAGCGAGAGATACTAATTACGCAGCCGTTTATTGGCCATGGGTAAAAGTACCTGATAATGAATTAGGTCGCAATGTTTGGGTACCGCCATCTACTTTAATACCATCTGTATATGCATTTAATGATAGAGTAGCAGCTCCATGGTTTGCACCTGCAGGTTTAAATAGAGGTGGAATTGATATAGCAGTTCAAACGGAACGTAAATTGACTCATGCAAATAGAGATACTCTATATGATTCTAATGTAAATCCGATTGCAACGTTTCCTAATGCAGGAGTTACTGTATTTGGACAAAAAACGTTACAGAAGAAGGCATCTGCATTAGATCGTGTAAATGTACGTAGATTGTTGATAGCGGCTAAGAAATTTATCGCATCATCGACTAAATTCTTAGTATTTGAAAATAATACGGCAGCGACAAGAAACCGATTCTTAAATATTGTAAATCCATATTTTGAAAGTATACAACAAAGACAAGGATTGTATGCATTTAAAGTTGTTATGGATGGATCAAATAATACAGCGGATGTCGTTGATAGAAATGAAATGAGAGGTCAAATATTTATGCAACCTGCTAAGACAGCAGAGTTTATTGTAGTTGACTTTAATATTATGGCAACTGGAGCATCGTTTCCGGAATAAAATCCATGAAACATGATATTTATATAAAAGAGGAAAACTAAGAGATGGCAGAACAACTTGACCCAACCGAGATATTTTATACAGCATATGAACCTAAGATGGCAAATAGGTTCATCATGTATATCGAAGGTATACCCGCATACCTTATAAAGGCAGCATCGCGTCCATCATTAGATCAAGGAGAAGTTATTCTTGATCATATTAATGTTGAGCGTAAGTTAAAAGGTAAGACTAGATGGCAAGATGTCACCGTAACATTATATGACCCAGTAGTTCCAAGTGGAGCTCAGGCAGTGATGGAATGGGTACGTTTGCACCATGAATCTGTAACAGGAAGAGATGGATATTCGGATTTTTATAAAAAGGATATCACTTTCAATACATTAGGACCTGTAGGTGATAAAGTTGAAGAATGGACACTTAAAGGTGCATTTATATCAGCTGCTACTTTTGGTGATATGGATTGGGCAACAGAAGATCCAGTTCAGATCGAATTGACCTTGAAATATGATTACGCTATATTACAATTTTAAAAATATACTTCTCTCCCGAAGTTGCGAGGCGGGGCGTCATTTATTTGGCGTCCTTTCTTACTCTTATATATTTATATTAAATAAAAGTTATTAAAGGAATATTATGTCAGAACAAGTTAACGACGATTACCCGATCAAACCATTATCAGATAAACAATTAAAAGACCTCGCTGCTGCAAAGTATGAAACGAAGGTAGATGATACCACCGAGACTTACGATTTCCCAACTGAAATTATACAATTGCCAAGTAAAGGTAAATTATACCCAAAAGGTCATCCATTAAGTTCCGGGACAATCGAAATGAAGTATATGTCCGCGCGAGAAGAGGATATTCTTACTAATCAGTCGTTTATTAAACAAGGTGTAGTTTTAGATAAACTATTTAAAACATTAATAGTGACACCGGTTGATTATAACGATTTGCTATTATGTGATAAAAATGCAGTTATGATAGCTGCTAGGATATTAGGATATGGTAAAGATTATGAAATAACTGCTACAAATCCTACAACAGGTGAGGACCAGAAAGTCATCGTTGATTTGACTAAATTAAATGAAAGTGAAATTGAATGGGATTTATTTGTTACAGGTAAAAATGAATTCAATTTTACATTACCTGCTAGTAAACATGCTATTACATTACAGTTACTGACACAAGGCCAACAACGTAAGATAGATGCTGAGATTAAAAGTTTAGCAAAATTAAAGCGTACAGCTACATTAACGACTACATTGAAACATGTTATAACGTCTATAGATGGCAATACTGATAATACCAGAATCCGTAAATTTATTGATGCAGAGTTATTGGCAATTGATTCCAGAGCAATTAGATTATTTTTAAAGACAATTACTCCAGAAGTAGATTTATCAGTACAGATACCGGATGGAGAGTCCGGAGATACATTTCGCAGTCCTGTTACCATCGGATTGGACTTTTTTTGGCCTGACGCCGAGCTATAAGTTACACGTTGCAGATCAATTATTCGATTTAACATATCACAGTAAAGGTGCATTTTCATATAATGATGTACGCTCAATGCCTATCCATCTGCGGGCATATTATATACGAAAACTTAGTAGATTATTTGAAGACCAGAATAAAGCCGAAGAAAAGGTGGCACGTGATATGAAATCGAAATCTCGCAGCTCTTCCCCGAAAAGGTAACTTCCTTAATATTTATTAAAAAGGATATTATATTATGCCTATAAGCAAATTTGAAAAGCGTGCATTAAATCAAATCAATCAACTTAATGAAGGGCTAGCGTTAAGTCTATTTAAATTTTTCTTTAAAGCTAAAGTTAAAAAATCTTTAAAAGGAATGGCAAATGATCCTGAATTCAAAGCAACTACAGATGCTCTAGATTACCATGCAAAAGAACTTAAACGTCAAATAAAACATTTTGAAAAAACATATGGTAAAAAACCAGAATTATGGGATATATAATTTATGGGAAAAAAGCGATCTGCAAAAGAGCAAGGCGAAGATTTAAAGAATCTTCGCAAAGAAGGCGAATCATTAAGTGAATCTACTCGACGAGCAAATGAAGATATATTAGGTTCTCAACTTGATATAAATTCTGCCAAAAAGTTACAGCGAGATTTAACATCAGAAATAAATAAGTTGACAAAAGAAGGCCACCCTTTATTAGCATCGCAATTAACTGCCAATAAAGAGCAAATCAAATTACTTGAAACTAAAATTAAACGTGTACAGCAAATAAAAAAAGGATTCAATGATATTAATAATGAATTGCAAGGTGCTGTATCAAAAGTTCAAGATTTTGTAAAAAAGCTTCCGGGCGGGGGAATGTTAACTAAAGCATTTGGTATTGATGAGTTAGGTAAAGGGGTCACTAAAGCATTAAATAAATCAGCTGCAGTTTTTAATAAAACAGGTGGAAATGTTAAAATGGCAGGAGCTGCATTTCAGCGCGGCCTAATGGCAGCAGTTAATCCCATTACATTAATTGCCGCCGCAGTAGCCGGCTTGGTAGTTGTATTTCTAGCATTTGAAAAGAAAGCAAAAGGTGTGGCAGAGGCGACCGGTCTCACATTGTCACAATCCAAAGCATTAGTAAATGAAGCAAAGGCAGCTGCCACATCATTTGGATTACAATTAGCAACTTCAACAGATATATTAGCAGTACAAAAAGCAACTATTAAAGAATTTGGTATTGCTAACATGTTAACAGCAAAACAAGCTGGTAATATTGCAGAAATAGGAAAATCATTTAGTATAGGAGCCGCAGCCGCCGCCAAAGTCACTAATGAATTCATGCGTATGGGAATGTCTGGGGATGAAGCAGCCGATGCATTATTAAACGTATCTACAGAAGCATTTAAAGCCGGAGTATCAGTCGGTGCAGTTACCGCTGATATAGCAGCTAATGCAAAAGATGTCGCCAAATTCTTTGGTGGTAATGTCAAATCATTACAAAAAGCTGCGGTACAAGCTGCTAAGTTAGGTGTTAGTTTAAAAATAATGGCAAATGTATCTGAAAAATTGTTAGATTTCGAAAATTCAATTTCTAGTCAATTTGAATTACAAGCATTAACTGGAAAAATGATAAACATGGATGCTGCTCGAGAGTTAGCATTAAGAGGTGATATAGCCGGCGCAACTAAAAGCGTATTGGACCAAGTTGGTGGCATAGCTGAATTTGATGATATGAGTTATTTGGCTCGTAAAAAATTAGCTGAAGTAACTGGGATGAGTGTTGATGAATTACAAAAATCATTAACAATCCAAAGTAAGTTAGGAGATTTAACTGAAGATCAACAAGCGGCGATGGCTAACATGGGATTATCCGCCGCACAAATAAAAAATATGAGTGCAGATGAGTTAAAGATTAAATTAGCTCAACAACAAGCTACCGATAAATTAGCCGCCGGATTCTCTGCAATGAAAGATGATTTAACTAAAGCATTAATACCAGCTGGGGAAGCAATAGTACAAATATTTTCAGCATTATCACCTATATTTAAAGTACTTGGCGTTACCATGAAAATAGCATTTCTTCCAGTAACAGTAGCAGTAAAGGCTTTACGATTCTTAGTTGATTTGGCTAGAGAATTTTCTGGAGTCACTGCTGGCATATTAACATTTACTACATTAATTGTAGCTAAAAAGAAAGAAGAAGCTATTGTAAGTGCAGCAAATAATGCTCGAGAACAAATTGCAAATGGATATACCAAAGTAAAATTATTTCTACAAGAAAGTTTAAATATAGCGAAATTAAAAGAAGGTGCCATTGGAATGAAAAATATAGCAAAACAAGCTATTGAAGGTGCCATGGTATTAGGTAAAGCTATTGCTAGTTTATTTGGAACATTTGCTCAAATACCATTTGGAATTGGAATACCATTAGCAATTGCAGCTACTGGTGGATTATTTGCAATGTTTAAAAAAGCAACTTCGACTGGTGATTTAGGTATCGATCCAAATGGCGGTCCAATTGTAGCATCACCGAGAGAAGGTGGAATATTCCAAGGTACAAAAAATGACGGTGTCTCGATGAGCCCAAGCCATGGAGCTGGTGGCGGCGGTGGAGGTGGTGGAGGTGATGTAGCAGCTGCAATTGCCCAAACAAATACATTATTACGTCAATTAATTTCAATGGGCACAGTAATTGAAATGGATGGGCAATTAGTAGGACAAACATTAAGAACATCAGATTCATTTAGGAGAAAATAATGGCATTAATGGATTTGACATCTGATTTATCACGTAAAGATAAACCTCAGGATATTCAGAAAATTCTGGGTCGACCATCTGTTACTGCAATTGCACGTGACACCGTACGAGTAACTAAATTTCTAATATCCCCGAAAGGTATCTTATTCACTGTTAAACAATTTGCTCAACAGTTAATGAATCCTAATACCGAGAATATTGCTGGTAGAGCGGCGATTGGATTAACTAAAATATATGATCCAATATCACCTATAACAAATACAATTGGCGCTTCATTAGGATTGCGTACTGATAGGCACTGGCCACCGCTAGTAAGGTCACCATTATCAACATATGAAGGAATTCATAAGGTTCGAGCAGCTGGCATATGGGAGCCAGGGCAATCGAATCGATTAATTAATTTAACAAATGAATTAATACTCGGGAAGTCAGTTCCAGTAAATAATCCAGATATATCTGGATTTCAGCAACTTTCAACTAAAATAGCAGGATTTAGAGGTCAATCTATAAATACATTAACTGGATTGACAGGACCACAATCATTAGGTGGTATTGGTATAACTACCATACGTAGATATGAAGATACAACAAAAGCAAATTTAATAAATCAAGCTGAAATTAACGATCAGGTAAACCAATCAATAGAAGATGAAGGCCTTACCGGATGGTCCGAAATCGGAGCTCGAGGAAATGCTCCCAAGGCACCAGGTCATGCAACAACATTAGGAAAATATAGAGCAATTTCGTACGGCGAAATGCCAGTACGAAACCATAGCACCACAATTATAGATTTTCGAAAAATTCGAAATGGAAAAACTTTAGATGAATCGCAATATCTTAAAGAAGAAAATCGTAAAAGTAATTTTGGTAATACATTGGAATTATTAGATACTATTAACGATGATATAGATTCATCATTAATTGCATTCCAATTTAATGATATATTATTTAAAGCTTATATAGGGCAGTTATCGGATAACTTCGCCCCAACATGGAATGCAGCTGCAGATCAAGGTAGAGCTGATGCGCGGTATCAATACGGTGGATTTGAGCGCACGATATCATTTGATTTTAAAGTAGTTGTTGAACATAAATCTGATGGTATATTACTATGGAAAAAATTACAAGAATTAGCTCGGTTAACACATCCTGTTTATGGATCCGAGGGATTTTTCGGACAAACCGTCGATGTAACCATAGGAAAATTATTTGATGCAAGACCAATGATTATACAGGATTTAAATTATGATTGGGATAATGAAACGCCATGGGAAATTGATGAAGATCACCAATCACCTTTATATACTTCAGTAACTATGAATTGTATAGTATTAGGCAACCGCCCGCAAAGTAATAGTACATTATATAACATAGAAGGATTATCATAATGTCATTAGATAGATATCAATTCACAAAACAAAGCCGGGATAAATTCCTAACTACCCGATACCCGAAATTTCCAAAACAACAATCCGATCTTTATATTATATCACGTGAAGGTGATCGTTTAGATTTATTAGCAAATGAATTTTACCAAGATCCTAGGTCTTGGTGGGTATTAGCAGAAGCAAATAATGTAGGTAAAGGTACAATGATAGTCCCTGCAGGATTACAATTACGGATACCTTTTCCAATTACTGATTTGCTTGACCAATTACGAAAGGTTGAGGAAAATAAGTAATGGCCGGCAATTTTTACTATAGGCAATCTAAGATAACAGTGGATGATATTTACACGAATAGCCGTTTACGTAATAACGCTTTCGTGACTGTTAGTACTGATGACTTCAGGCTACCAGTTGTTGCCACATCAATGTCGAGTACATATAATCCAAATGGCACTGGTAGAGGAGCTCCGATTCTTACGGGTGTAAAGATTTCACTTGAAGGAGAGGCTGCTTCATTACGCCGAGCAGAGGTATCATTTAGATGTTTTGATATGACATCATTTGAAGCGGCAGAAAACTCATTATTATTACCTGGATCTGAAGTTACTATAAAATATGGATATGTTGGTCCTAATAACTCATCTCAATCAGCTGAATATACGTTTAGGGTATATGACTATTCATTTAAAATTACCAAAGAAAATTATTTCGATTGTTCATTTAAAGCGGTTGCAAAAGGATCTGGTGCAGAATTTGATTTAATAGATATAACAGGTACAGATACATTTGCATCACAGGGATTGGAATTTATTACCGATTATGATTGGGGTGATACAGCAGCGCCTGTACAAAATATATTCGATTATATAGATTATCAGGTACAGGTCGGTACCGGAACTGATAAAGCCACTACTGATGATAAAAGTTGGTACCAAACATCTGCATTTGATCCACCTCATGGTAAATGTGGTCGATTGCCAGATGGTGGCCACTTTGGTGTATTAACTGCACCGAGGACATATGAACCAGCTAATCAAATTGATTCCGGAATAGGTGAAAATTCTCAACTAGTATATATAACGTTAGAGGCTATAGTTGGAATTATTAACAAATTTATTTTATTAAATAACGAAAATAATTATCAAATAAAATTTCATGATGCATATTCTGCATTGGATATTAGTTTTCCGGGCGGACGAATATGGAGTCCCTCACCATACAAAACATTGTTTCCATATGCCAAGGGTGTAACCGAAAATAGCTATACACCAAAATCACGAGAGTATAGTGCAAATCGTGAGCATTTTATCACATGCGATTCATTTGCAGATTTTGATCAATCTATATACGATGAATTTCGGCTTGATAGAATGTCAGCTATCGGTGTTGCTACATCCATTGTTGGTTCACCAAAAGGAATATTATTAACGCGTGATGTATTACGTGAAATTCAGAAAGCATTTGATCAAACGGCTATCAATGAGGATCAATCAACTGAAGAGGAAAGTAAGGCAGATTCTAAAATGGACCTCGCTTCATTCTTTAAAAAGATATTTGCTGTCATACGTGATAATACTGGTGGAGATTGGAACTTGACATTAGATGTGGATGAAGAATCAAATGATGGTACCATATGGATAGTAAATAAGACAGCTCCAGTAAAGGATCGGGTAACACCTTTAATGTTATCTCCCACTTCTGGCCAAAATGGCGTGCGGTCATTGTCTTTATCCGGAAAAGTTCCAAAAGGTATACAAGCCGAAGCATTTGGAGGATCTCCGAATGTTACACCTCTACGGACAGCTGCCGCGATTATAGCAGCTAATGAAACTGCATTACTACTTGCAGAACAACAGTATAATGAGGCTCTCTACAAACTGAAAGAAGAAATACCCAAAGCCCAGACCAAATT